TCACATTGTCGAATTTGGCATGACAGGTCTGGACGGTCTTGTCACACCCCGGGAATATCAGGAGCCGGTCCCCTACATTTACGTTGAAGGGCATCCGGAGATAGAGCGCGCAGTCAGACACATTCAGGCTTCCCTGATCGACCGATTTGACTTCGCGGCTGTAGCCTGCGTTTTCGCCAGAGGTAAACGTGATCAAGCCCCCGTCGAAATGGCGGGGGTCTGCGTCGAGGCGCTGAGATATCAGGCTGACGGCAAAGGACTGGCGGTCAGGGGTAGGGCCTTCGATCACGGTAGCGGGGATGCGCCACGCTTCGTAAGCCTGCCACGTCTGTTCCCCGTCTACGATGGTCGAGCCTATGACGGCATAGTCGTAATCATCCTCATAAGGGTTATCCCCCGCGAAACCGAAGACGGTTGCCCGAAACACTATGTCGTCAATCCCCGGTACTGTCATTTCATCACCGGGCCGGTAATACTGCCCGTCAACGCGCGGGCTGGGCGTCAGCGAGCGCCCACAGACGGTTAGAACCCTGTCCCCGGGCATGGACCCTAGGTCTGCAACACAACCGGGCGTGTAGACGCGGGATAGCTTCTCAGAGAGTGCTTCGGACAATCCCCGGAGTTCGGTATCGAATTGGCCGAGGTTGTTCTGCTTGACTTCCCCGAGCCAACCGCGCCGCCGGGTAAAGGCCCCGGCTTCGGGATTGTTCCAATTCACCATCTTGATCCAGACTTCCGCGCCGTCGAACATGCCCGCCCGGATATCCTCACGAGTGATTTCACCGGCGGCTAGGATACCCTGAATGTCGAGGTTGTCGGGGGAGAGGTCTGCCTTGTCCTCAATAGCGGAGCGATCATACCCGATACCCGCTTTGTAGACCTGCCCCTGAAAGGTGATGTTCACGTCATGGTCCGTGTAGAAATACTCTACCCCGTCCACGCGGATAATGTGCCACAGCGTAGCGAGGGTGAGGCTTTCATTGTCGAGGTGAAGGGCTAGGCCGGGCGGGATGTTTACGGGCATGAGGTGATCCTAGAGTTTCAGTTCGATGATCTGGATAGAGGGCTGCGATATAACTTGAGCGGTCGTCACAACCATTTCCAATCGGTCGATATCAAAGCGGACAGGCAGGTCGAATTCGCCGGTCCATTCGACACGAGAGTTGTATTCCGGCGGGTCGTCAAAGGTGATCTTTCCATTGGTCGCGTTCAGCCCGTATTCGGTCGGGCTTATTAGTGCGCCTTCGATGTAGATTTTGACCGTCGAAGCGACCGGCTTGAAGATTTTCTTCGTGTACCCGAACGCGCCGCTGTCGGTGTAGGTGTAATAAAGCTGAAAGACGTTGCTGATCCCGTCCGCTTCTGCGGGTTCGCCAGTAAGCCCCGAGGCGACCCCAGCCGGGGCCTTGGCCGTCCCTTCGGTGCGGTAGTTCGACCAATCCCGAAACCGGAACCCATAGAGCCGACCGCGCCGGGCAAAGAAGAAGTCGCGCACGGCCAAGGCTTGTTCCCGGGTCTGGATGCCATACCCGATATCCCAATTCCCCCGGTCCACTTCCCACAGGCTGTTCCGCTGTTCCTTACCGGATTGCAGGATACTCACGCTGGTCAGGAAGCCCGGCCCGCCGGAGGCGTTGCGCTCTACATCGGTCGGCAGTCTCACTTCATGGAAGGTCATGGTCGGTCCTTAGTTGTTGCGGCGATCAGCGTCGGCAAGAACCCGGCTCATGTTCGCCCTGATCTGACCCTGCGACCGCTTGAAGCTGTCCGCGTCCGGGGTCGTGATATTGAAGTTTACGTTCATGGGCTGCTGGTTCCCGGAGAAGTCGGGCTGCGATCCGGACGGCATGACGGTTCCGGACTGACGCGGCACAAACCACTCAGGCCCTTGTTCCCCGACGATGTAGGGCTTGCCCGCCATAGCCGGTCCGCCTTCCGCAAGGAAGCCCCCGAATATCTTGCCGAGGAAGCCCCCGCCGCCACCGCCGCCGCCGCCGCCTCCACCGAGGCCCCCGCCGCCGCCACCGAAGAGTTGCATCACCAGCCGGTTGGCGAGGAACTGCGCGATCTTGCCAAGGAGGTCGGTCAGCAGGCCGGTAAAGTCAGCCTTCCCGGTCATTACGAATTCGGCCAGCGTGTTCGACAGTCCTTGGAAGACGTCCCGAGTGAAGGACTGCGCGAATTCCATGTTCGTCTGGACGCTATCTGCAAAGTCAGCAAACCCGGCCTTGGCACCAGCGGCAAAGGTCTGAGCCGATTGAGCCGCCTGTTCGAAGGCGTCCTTCTGAGCCAGCACCGAGGCCACGACTTCGGGTCCTAGTTCTACCCCGTCGCGCTGCGCCGCTTGCAGGAGTTCTTGCTGGATGCGATAGTTCTCAATCTCTTTCGAGGTCATGCCCGCCGTCTCAGCGAGTTCGCGGTACTTCCCGGTGATGCTGGCAATCGTCTGCGAGAGCGCGCTTTCCTTGCCTTCGCTACCCGCCGCATCGCCACCGCCCGAGGCCGCGCCGCCGGAGGCCCCGCCAGAGGACCCGCCCGAGGCACCGCCCGAGGAACCGGACAGGAGAGAGTCGGTTGTGAGTTTCAGGGCCTTGGCATTGATTTCCGCCGCGTCGGCTGCGATCCCTACTGCCTCAAGTTCCTTTGCCAGATTTCCCTTGGCAGCATCCCGTAGGAAATCTGGTCCAGTCATGTTCCTCTGGAAGTCAGGGGAAGAGCGCACTTCGGCTTCCCGGCGCGCGATGGCGATGTCTTTCTTGGAACCACCGCTTTGTGTTGAAGCCAGCGCCGCCTTGGCCCCGGCCAGTTGGCTATTCGCCGCAGCTACCCCGGCCCCGAGGTTCGTCACGAAGGAGATAGCTGCGTTCGCCGCAGCCGTCATATTGTTGGCAAGGTTCGCCGCGTTGTTGGACGCGCCTGCGATAGCCCCAGAGGCGTTCGAAGAGTTCGCCGCGACTGAGGCTGCTTGGTTCGCCGCTTCCAACAGCTTGCCCACGACCTCACGAGCGTTGGCGTCGAGGTTATCCATACCCCCGACCGACTCGATGATTTCCGCCGCAAGCCGCCCGGCCTCTACCGCCTGTTCGGCCATAGACCCGTTCTGCTGAATTGCCAGCAGGCGGTTGTTGTATTCGAGCAGTTGGACGTTCGACAGGCCAAGCGTATCCAGCAGGGTCGAGACTTCCGCGATCTTGTTGCCGAAGGACAGCCGCGCCTGCGCTTCCGCAAACTCATTCGAGAGTCGGATGTTCCGCTGGATACCTTCCGCCAGTGTGCCATAGGTTTCCCGGAGAGTGGTAATGGACGGCACGCCCTGACTGCTAATACCTTCGTAGACGGCGGACTGTAGCTGAACCTGTTCCCGAAGGGTCATGTTGCTGGTATCGCGCACGACTTGCAACTGACCTTCCGCGACCGCCGCCGCCGCAAGAGCCGCCTCATTTTCTTTAAGCTGGTCTTCCAGCTTCTTGAGGCTAGAACGCAGGCTGTTGAGACTTTCCTCGCTGGCGACATTGATGCCAAGGGCCTTCTGGGCTTCGATAGTTTGTTCGATACCGGCGATTAAGGCTAGGATATCGTCCCGCTGAGTTTCCAACGATTGCTTATAGGCATCGAAGTTCTCTTTGGTCTTCTCTTCGTTGAAAAGGTTCAGGGCTATGTCAACGTCTTTGCTAGAGGCCAGATAATTAACAAGGGCGTCCTGTGCCGACTGAGTAGCATCCCTAACGCTTAGGTAGGTTCTGGCCAATACAGTAAGGGCCGCGATTACAGCTAGAACCGGAATAGCACTCAGGACCGCGCTAAATGCAGCAGCGGCACCCCCCGCAAGCTGAAAGGACCCTACAAGAGCGGCCATAGCGCCTCGCAGGGCGAGGATAATACCCTGTCCGGAGGCCATAGTTGTGTAGAACACGAGGAAGGCATTACGCGCTACAGCGACACCAGCGGCTACCGTAGCCCCAAAAGTCGTAAAGATGGCAGAGGCCCCAGAGAAGCGGGCGACCACCCCGAGGACGTTGAACAGGATACGCGCCAGAAGGGGGAGCGTTTTGATCGAAAGTACGCTGACCGCAACGATCACAACGTCGATATTGTTCTCAAGGAATTCGAAGGCGTTTGCTGCCTGTTCAAGAGCCGGAACAATGGCTGTCAGGAGGACGTTGCCGAACCGTTCCATGACAGCCAGCAAGCGATCCACCGCGACCCCGAACCGGCGGTCGAGGTTATCCGCCACCTTGAGATAGGCCGCATCGGTTTCCCCGGCCTTGTTCTTGAGGTCTTCCAGCACGTCCGCAAACTTACCCCCGGCCCCGCCCGCAAAGGACAGCGCCACGGTAGCGGCTTCGACCGAACCGAAGAGGGCCACGATAGCATCGGAACTGCCGCCGGTCTTTTGAACCACGTCTTCAAGGAACCCAGCCAGCCCTTTCGCTTCGATAGCTGCCGCGTTGAATTCAAGCCCGAGGGCCTTTGCCGTCTTGGCCGCGCGCGAGCCTTCGTCCGACCCTGCCCGGATCACTTCCGAGAGGACGGCACGAATACCGTTGGCGGCGGTCGCGGTCGTAAGGCCCTGCGTCGTCAGGGCAGAGACAGCGCCCACGAGTTCATCGAAGCCGACCCCGGCGGACTTGGCGATGGGAATGACCCCACCAAGCTGGGTCGCCAGTTCCCCAACGGTCGTCTTACCGGCCTTCATACCCACGAAGAGGGCGTCTGAGGCTTCCTGTGCGGTGATAACGTCCTTGCCGTAGGCGTTGACCACTGTGGTCAGGATATCGACCCCTGTGCCGACTTCCGTTACACCACCGACCGCCAGCTTGTTGGCTTGGGTGACAATCTCTGTCGCCCCTTCGACCCCATCGGCACCGGCGGAGATAGCCTGATAGAAGGCTTGAAGCTGTTCCGCGCGCGAGCCGCCGAAGGTCTTGACCAGATCGTTGGACGCTTGGGTCAGACCGCGTATCTGTGCAGGGGTCCCTTTAAGAAGGGTGCTGGTCTCAGCGAGCGCGGCGTTGAATTCCCGGGCGCTTCGGATGCCCTGCCCGATAGCCGCCCCGAGGGCTAGGCCCGCGACAAGCGAGGCAACCCCTTTCAGGGCGAGGCTCATGCCCTTCGCGGCAATGTTTGCTTTGTTGAATGAGTCGGGAAGCCGCCGGGCCTTGTCGCCTAGCTGGTCGGTTTGGGTCTTTGCCTTTTTCGCTTCGTCGGCAAGGTCCCCGGTAGACTTCCCGGCCTTTTTGATATCGTCGCGGAATTGCTTCGTGGCCCGGGCCGCGTCGTTTTTCGCTTTCAAGATGAACGTAATGTCTTGGGACATTGTGACTACCGCCTTCTTGACCGCCCTGTATTCGAGGCAGTCGTTGACTTGTTGTTACGTTCAGCTTTGCGTTGTTCCACTTCCTGTAGACGTTGCCGACCGGCCTGAACCCCGTTTTCCATCGCCGTCATTGTAGAGGCGAAACCGGCGGCTTGGTCTTCTAGCCCGCCAGCTTCCG